AAAATGAACATCCTTTTTTTAAATATAAAAATGGTAGTAATTTTAAGGCTAAATGGATATGTAGTATAAACTCAGTACATAAGTGGAATACAACAATAAATAAAAGAATGGGGAAAATGAGAACGAATTGCCCGTATTGTTGTAATCAAAAAATATGCAAAGATGGTAGCAATTCATTTGCAACATTATATCCTGATTTAATTTCTGAATGGGATAAATTAAATAAATTATCTCCTTATAAAATATCCCCAAATAGTAGTAAAATAGTAAAATGGATATGTGGCAAAAATCCAGTACATAAATGGGCTGCAACGATAAATAATAGAACAGCTAAAAATAATCCCAGAGGTTGTCCATATTGTGCAGGTAAAAAAATAGCCGAAGATTTTTCTAATAGTTTAGCTATTTTACGACCTGATTTAAAAATGGAATGGGATGAATCAAATGATATCACGGCATTTAATGTAACTGTAAATAGTGGTAAAATAGTAAAATGGATATGTAGCAAAAATCCAGTACATAAATGGAAAACCATGATAAGTCATAGAACAACTAAAAATAATCCCACCGGATGCCCATATTGTAGTAATAGAAAAATAGCTAAAGATGGTAGTAATTCTCTAGCTATTTTACGACCTGAATTTATAGATGAATGGTGCAAAGAAAATATCATCACTCCTTATGAAATATCTGTAAAAAGTAATAAAAAAATAATTTGGAAATGTGAAAAAGAACATAAGTGGGAAGCTAGAATATGCGATAGAACAAGAAAAGATGGTAAAGATACTGGTTGTCCCATATGTAAAGAAAGTAAAGGAGAGAAATTTATAAAAAATTTTTTACTTGAAAATAATATAGAATTTACTACGCAATATAAAATATCATATAATGAATGTAAAAAATTACGTATAGATTTTTATTTGGAAAAATATAATACATTTATAGAATTTGATGGAATACAGCATTTTGAAGAAATTTCATATTTTGGTGATGAAAATGATTTTGCAGTTAGAATTCGTAACGACATTTATAAAAATAAATATTGTGAAAAAAATAATATTACTCTCATGAGAATCCATTATATGGATATTAATGATACAAAACAATTGAAAAATTTAATAAAAGAAATAGATATAGAAAATAACAAATTAATCGTGAGTAAAAATTATCCATTAAATTGGATTTAAAATAAATTTATAAAAATATAAATTTAACTTTATGAATTTAACAATACAAAATTGGCCAAAAATCATACATCAAATATGGTTTGATTTCTCCCTTGATGGATCAGGCCAAGATATGGGGGATCATAATAAAAAATTGATAGCCAGAGTAAAGGAAAAAAACCCAAAATATAAACACTATCTATGGTCTGAAAAAACTGTAGATTTTCTGATAAAAAAATATTATAGTGATTATTGGCTTTTTTATAACTTTATAGAAATTAAAATTCGCAAGGTCGATTTTGCTAGATTTTTTATATTACATTTTTATGGAGGAATATATCTTGATATCGATTATTATTGTATAAAAGGCTTTGATGATTATTTCAGAGATTATCCCCAAGATTTATTAAAAGATGTGATACTTCATAAATCATGCTATGGAAATTGGGTCACAAATTCTATAATGATGTCTAAAGAAAAATGTCAATTTTGGTTATATTGCATGGAAAAAGTAAAAATCGGAGATCTAGTCCCATGGTGGGGAAATTTACAGACACATTTGGAAACCAGCACTTTTGCAGGGCCATACTTTATGACAGAGGCTGTAAAATATTGGATTTCTGAAAAGGGAAATTTATTAAATTTTAAAATAATTTCAGAACCTCTTTTTTTAGCTCAAAATTTTCAGGATTGTAAATATACATTTCATGAAGGTCATACTACATGGATAAATGGCAAGGATTTTATCACTCCTGAATTTATATTAATATTGATAATAATAATTTTTGTAGTGAAATATCGATGAATATCTAATTCGAACTCCTTTTGAATTAATCAGATTAAAAATGTCTTCTTATTTTATATATTTATAAAATATTTTGATCAATCATTTTTTCTTTTGCAAGACCAATCTATTCATTGCAATATTGATACCGGGCTTATTTTCCTTGATATATTCTAGGTTTAATTTATCTGCTATTCTAGATATATCCATACAATCCATTTTTCCGTTTTTTAATTGGACCATTTCGCTTCTATCATAACCATCCCCTGAATATGCAGTTTGGAATAATGTACCATATTTATTTCTCACAGTCATGTCTTGCTCTATAAAAGTATCTTTCATGAGCTGTACACTTTTTCTCTGTGTATATCCTGATGAGGATGTACTCATACTAGTATTTACTATTCCTTGCCTTCCTGATATAGAATGAAAATAATATTGTCTAGGGGTCAATCCTTTGCTAAAAGGATTTATCACAAATCCTCTACTTTCATACTCTTCTTTCAATGTCAATGGTTTACTTTTTGAATAATGAGGTAAAGCCCTTGTATTATGATATAGAGAATATTGAGGTCTTTTTCCCTTTATACTTTGTTGCCCTAAAGATGCTGTAATTTGTGTGATATTAAACACATCACCTTTGCTACCTGAATTTATAGTATCCATGAAGCGATTTCCCTTGTTCATCTCATCTTGAGCTATTTTTTGCCCAATATCTCTTGCTCCAGATAAAACTGCCCCTATTTTCAATTCTTTTACAGCGTTATTAAATGCTGTATCTTTGATCCTTTCAGCCTTGATCATACAAGACATCATATTTTCTTGAATTAATTCTACATTTTTAGGGACACAGTCTTTTAATCCTATACTAAATCCTCTATTATCCAACCATTGATTAGAAATAGACTGTAAATTATTGATAAAATTTGCCCCTATAGCAGGACCATAATCTTTATATAATACTTGGATAATTGTATTTTTGCTAGAACCCAAAACTTTTTTATCAAAATAACCAGAGAGAATAACCCCATCAAAAATTTCCATGTAATCTACAGAATTGGCCAATTTTTGTCTATAATTAAAATTTTCGGGGAGAATCATAGACAATAAACCTTTACCAGAAAATATATTTACATTTTTTCCCTTTTCCTTTAATACATTAGATATTCTCTCTATATTTTTTAGGATGAAATCCGTAGAATATAATTTCTCTGTGAAATCTTCACAACTAGAAATTATATCAAAAAATATATCTCTATCAATCTCTGGATTTTCTTTACATAAAAAATATACTCCCAAAACTGAGTCTTGTACAAGTACCATGTTATTAGCACTGGTTTGCTTACTGATCATTAGGTTAAAAACATGGGAAATATTAACTACCTCTGCCCTCACTTCTGGGCTTTGTGGGACGTAAATATTTGACTCATCTCCATCATAATCAGCGTTTAATGACTTGGCAATTGCCAAGTTGAATCGTAATGTTTTTCCCTCTTTTGGTACCGCTCTCAATCCTATCATTGATCCAGCCCATAAAGTAGGCTGTCTATTCAAAATTACTATATCCCCTCTAAGGATATTTCTTTCTACTTTATCCCCAATCTCTAGTTTAAAATTGAGATTTTTACGTTGTTTCAAAATAACAGGGATAATTTTTTCCTTTCGTTTAATTACATCCCCCTCTTTGGGGACAAAATTTTTAGGATCCGTAACCAAAATTTTCTGATCATCTCTCAAAATGATATCCCCATTCAAAATTCTAGTAGGTATTGTATATAGTAAATACTTGGTCATAAATCTTTTGCCATTTTTCACTACAACATCTACCTGATCATTATACAATAATTTTTCTAGATAATCTTTATTAAATTCCGTTACAAATTCTGGCACAGATAAATCCTTACATATTTCCAAAGGAATGGCTACTTCATCAATTCTGAGGGAAGAATCAGGACCAATGACGGTTCTAGCAGAATAATCAGTTCTTTTCCCTAGAATATTTCCTCTTATTAAACCATCCTTGTCTTTTAACCTTTCATTGATAGCTTTTATAGGTTTGCTACTAGTGGGATTTTTCGCCTTGCCATCATTATTTCTCATGAACGTTTTTATACGGAATTTTAATGATGAAATTGCCTTGCTTAGATTTTTTTCATCTTGGGACATTGTATATTTCTTTATATTATTATTAATCTTGATAATTTCAGCCAATTGTACAGTGAGGTCATCATCCCCTATTTTTCCGTCAAGAAATATAGGACATCTAGAACATGTGGGTAAAACAGGGAAAACATTCATGATAAAATTTACAGGACGAACCAATTTAGGATCAAATCCTAATAATATAATATCCTGATCAGATACATTTTCCAAAATTTTCTTTATAACACTGACCTCGATCATGCTATTCATATTATCCATTTCTGCATTTTTATATAAAAAGGATATTATTCCTTCTTTATCATTTACAGTGATTTTTGGGCAAGGCACACTACAATGATAACATACTGAAAATTTCTTGCATCTTGTCAAGATCATGTTAAACCTACCAGCTCCATTATATTTTTTGAGATCATATAATAGCAACTGTTCTTCAGTGATTAATAACCTATGACAAGAATGGCAAATACAAGTTAAAAATTGGGCTACATTTTTAACATATAATGGATGGATAATATCTATATTTAATTCAATATGACCAAAATGCCCTGGGCAATCGTGATAGGATTGATCGCAAGTTATACATTTATCCTTTTTTGTAAAGGGGCCCAGCCTTTCATCATATTCAGTACCAATCTTTTTAGGATCTAGGAATTTATTGGTCTCCAAAGAGTTTTCTGATTCTTCCTCTGTTTTTTTAGAATTTAGAGTCCTATATATTCTACATACAGACATACTCTTTAGTTCCTCTGGACTATATATACCAAAACGAATAATGTCAATTTCAGTGAGATAATCCATTTTATAGCAATTCCTTTTTTTATTATTTTTCTAGATTTCACATTAAAATATTTAATTTTATTTTTTAATTATCGATTTTACTCTATTTTCATTTAAAATGAGAATTTGATTAATCAAATAATAAAATTAATTAAATAATAAAATCGCAATAAAAATAGAGAAATGTCTATCCAGATAAAAACAGCTACCCTTTCAAATGAAATTAAACAACAAATTCATAAAGATCTCACCATAGAAATGATAGATAATTATACTCTACAGCAGAAAGATGATCTTTACACCTATACTATAACTGGTAAAGAAAATGATGAAATTTTATATGCTCCATATGCATATGCATATTCCAATGGATATAAAGCTAATAATGTAAAGAATTATCCCAAGGCCAATTTTTCATATAAAAAAGAATATCCACTGAGAGAAAAGCAAATTGAGGTGAAAAAAGAAGCAGTGGAAATACTAAATAAAAATGGTAGTATAATTTTAGCATTATACACAGGATTCGGGAAAACTGCTCTATCATTATACCTCGCCAGTGTTATAGGATTAAAAACCGTATATATTAATAATAATTTGGCCATAATAAATCAAATAGCAGATTCAGTGAAAAAATTCACAAATGGTAAATGTCAAATTCTAACTCCAAAATCTATAATCGATCCTGAATGTGATATTTATATTATAAATGCTATTAATATACCTAAATTCCCTGAAGGTTCATTTGATCATATTGGCTTGGTAATCATCGATGAAGTACATTGTATCCTTAGTAAAGTGTTTAGTAAATGCCTATTTTGTTTTACTCCCAGATATCTTGTGGGTCTTTCCGCTACACCTTATCGAGAAGATTCCATGAATATACTTTTTGATCTGTATTTTGGCCAAGAAAACAAGATTGAAATCAAATTGGATAGACAGCATATTGTATATAAAATAAATACTCCTATAAAACCGTATATAATGAGTGGTTTTGGAGGTAGGTTAGATTGGAATGGAGTTTTAAAGTCTCTTGCCGATAATAAAATCAGAAATGATAAAATTGTGGAAATTATAGAAAATGTAGCCAATAATGGAAAACCCCATTTAAATATAGGAAATGGTACTTTACTGGTAATTTTCAAGTTTGTAGAGCAAGTTAAAATTATAGAGGAAAAATTAAAGGAAAAAAATGTCTCTGTTGATAGTCTATATGGAAGCAAGAAAAAATTTAATGTGGATGCCAAGGTACTTTTGGGCACTTTAAAAAAGGTAGGTGTAGGATTTGATCATCCCAAAATTAATTCACTTTTTCCGGTATGTGATATTCAGGCTTATTATAAACAAGTACAGGGAAGATGTATGAGGACTCCTGATGTACAGCCAATATTTATTGAAATGGTAGATAATTTCCATGTGCTATTCAAACATTGGCTTTCGAGAAAAGAGGTTTATGAGGAGCATGGAGGTATAATAAAAAATATGGATTGGGATACATTGGAAATCATTGATGGGAATAATTTCAGTGGAAATAATGGGAATGGTAAAAATAACAGAGCAATTGTTCAGGTATTTACGTTTCCTAAAAAAGAGTGAAAATTTAGCCTATTTTAACACAATAAAATATTTTATAAATATCGATATAAAATATTAAAGAAAATTTTTCGTGATGAAACCATGGAGAAACAATTTTTAGAGAAATTGATACAAGAAATGATAGAAAAAATATCCACACTTGACTTTGGAGATAATCCTGAAAAAAATGTATTTATTAACATGACAAATTTTGTAGAGAGAAAAATAAAAAATTCTATAGAATGTACATCATTGATAAATGTTTTTTATGACGGTATTGATAATGATTGGAAAAAGATTGCAAGGTTGCAAGAGATAGAATTCACTACTAATGAAAAGGAAAAGACTGATTATGCTATACCATTGGAAAGAATTTTACTTTCTAGAGCAGGAGATTTAATATCAAACATTAGAGTTTCTCTATACGAAGATGGTATTTTAATATATAAAAATCCTAATATTTTTCTAGAGAGACTTGACAGATTTAATAAATATCATGATATAGATATAAAAAATATATCATGCGAATTTACTTTTCTTGAGGAAAAATTTCTAGATAAAATGCTAGGACATCATGGTTTTTTCCAAAAAAATAGTAATGGATCATATAAAAATTTGCCTAGAGATTTATCCTTTATTAAATCTCCCTTTGGAGATGTCTCTTTAAAATTCACACCTATTTTTAATAGGAAAAATGATTTATTTGAGAGAAAATATAAATTATTAGTAAAATATGATGAAATATACATGGATGAAGAATGTAGGTGCAATTTCTCTAATATTAAAGATAAATTAAAAGAACACTTTCCTCTCTATAGATTTACACCATTTATCAGCACGAAACATTATAACTATTTTGAAGGATATTTAATGGATTATAATTTATTAAAGAAAAACATTGGAAAAAACCCTGTTATAAAAATGTATTAAATTAATCAACATAAATATAATAAATTATAATATTTTATAATTCCTATAAAATAAAAATGAGCAGACCATCTCACACTACAATGATACAGGATTTACCTGATATAAATGATATTGAAAATACTAGAGCATCACAGAGGACTCAGGAGAATAGGGATCAATATCTAGATTATAGCCATAGAGGATCAGACGTGAATACATCTAAATTTATCAGACAAAAACAATCTTTAATGAATGAATCAGGAATGCGATTGGTAGAACCCTATCAAAATATAGAGGGTTATGCTTCATATAATAATGCGTATTCTACTGGCCCAGCCTCAAATTATTCTCATCAATATCCCCAAGGACCATCAGCTCAACCTAATGAATATTATCAAGATGGTACAGCTATAAATCCCTATCCCTTTAGAAATGCGGAGATAATGGAAGGTTATGAAGCTCCTTCTTCACAGCCCCAAGTACTTGGCAATTGTAGAGATATTGCTGAACATGTTAAAAATTGTCAAGTATGCGGAAAATTATATAATACAGACAAAACTATATATATTATAGCCATTGTATTGTTATTGGTGATATGTGCAATTTTATTGAGAAAGATATTGAATGTGTAAAGATTTCAAATATTCTACTATATCAAAATGTTTTTCTTGTTCAGCAAAATCTATCAATCGTAAAATCATTATGCGAAAAGAATTTTTTACTATCATTTTTTCACCAAGATTATATTTTTCAGCTAAAAATTTTACTGTTTCTAAATGACCCCATTCTACGGCCAAATATATAGATATATTATTTTGAGCTGTGATATCTGCCCCTTGCTCAATTAAATATTTTACTGTTTCTAAATGACCATATTCACTTGCACTTATTAATGGATCGTCATTTGTAGCACATGGATTTGCTCCTAAAGATACTAGATATTTTAGTATTTCCAATTGGCCATTTTCGCAGGTCATTATCAAATACCCATCAATATCATGTTTAATATTTAAATTTAATATGTTTTTAAATCCTCGGAAATCCCCATTTTCTATTATATTTTCTATATGATCTTTTTTCCAATAGGGTTCTCTATAGACTTTTCTCCAATAATTTTCTATCCTTTTCTTGTTTATTTCAAATAGATTTTCAGTGGATATTTTCACTAATAATTTTAGGTTTATTTTAACACATATTAAATCTATTAATTCCAAGGGTATCATTTTTCTATTTATAAGATTATAAATATTTTTTAAAAAATCAGATTCTATAAAAAATCAAGAAAAGAATATTTAAGGGAAACCTAAAAATCAGAAAAAATTGATCTTTAAATATCAGAGAAACAGAAAAAATAGAAAATGTCCAAAAGTAACCAGCAACAAGTAATGAACCTAAAGATAAAGGAATTTACCACCGATCTTATTCCGCCTACTAGCAAGACAATGTATAATAAAAAACAGGGAGGTTATAAGATTGCAGTAATTGGGAAACCCGAAACTGGAAAATGCTTAGGATATAATACTAAAATTATCATGTATGATGGATCTATAAAAAATGTACAAGATATCCTTCCAGGAGATATCCTCGTGGGAGATGACTCTACCGCTAGAAATGTATTGAGTATTTGTACAGGTCAAGATAAAATGTATGAAATAACTCAGACAAATGGGATAAAATACATAGTTAATGAGCCCCATATTTTATCTCTTAGAAAAACAGTTGATTTTTCCCAAAATCCTTTGCATAAAATTACCACTAGTATAGATCTATCGGTACGAGAATATATCTCTCTAAAAAAAGAAGAAAGAGAAAAATTATATGGTTATCGAGCGTCAGTATCATGGCCTCATAAATCTGTAGATTTTGAGCCTTATCATTTGGGAGCCTATCTCTCATCTAAAAAAATACTAAATGTGGATTTGGCCTTTTACAAGTATATTTCCAAGAATAGTTTGTATGAAAAGGGTGAAATACCTAGAGATTACATGATTAATTCCTCTGTGATTTTATTGACATTTATAGCAGGGGTTATAGATTATTCAGGAAAAATAGTTGATGGAAAAATAGAAATTTCTCATTTTTCTCTCAATTTTATTCATGATATCATGTTTATACTAAATTCATTGGGAATGTATGTGAATGTAAAATTTGGGGATTCATTATCATTGCATAAAATATATTTTACACCCAATTGCTATATTCCTACAGCCATTTATAATATTGCTGGATTAATAAATTCTAGTCAAGAAAAATCTGCTATTTCTATTAAATATCTAGGAATAGATAATTACTATGGATTTACACTCGATGGGAACCATAGGTTTCTTTTGCATGATTTCACAGTTACTCATAATACTACTATCATTAATAGAATTTTATTTGAAAAAAGACATGCTATACCTGTAGCCATTGTACAGTCGGGAACAGAGGAAAGTAATCATAATTACGAAATAGAATGTGGAATTCCCCCTGTTTTTATATATGAGAAATATGATAGAAAAAATATAGAAAATTATGTAAAAAGGCAAAAATTGGCAATAAAATATCTAGATAATCCATGGTGTGTATCTATCATAGATGATTGTATGGATGATCCATCAGAATTTAATACCCCATTGATACAGGGATTTTATAAAAATGGAAGACATTGGAAACCATTATGGATTATCAGCTTACAGTATGCTGTCGATATTCGTCCTGTAATTATCACTACAACTGATATGGCATTTATAGGGAGAGAAGCGAATACAAGAAATAGAAAAATCATATATGAAAAATATGCCAGTATAATCCCTACATATGACATGTTTTGTGCGCTAATGGATAAATTTACAGATGATCATGGGTTTTTAGTAATAAAAAATATAGGTAGTAGCAATAAAATTGAAGACTGCGTATTTTATTGGAAACCTACACCTCCTCCCAAATTTAAATTTGGATGTGCAGATTATAGAGAATTTGGTGAAGAGAGATTAAAGCCAGACTATGTAACAAATACATAGAAAATTTCATCTTTGAAATTATGAAAATTTTATATTGGATATAAAATTATGAAAATTTATTAATTTTCCGTTTCCTGTTTTTTTGCAATTTTTTTTCTCCTTATCATCCCCTGAGAACATGCAACATTTTTTCCCAATAATTCAAAAGCTGTCATTAAATCATTAAAAGAAATTACCTTTGTCCCATTTGCCATTAATAATAATTCTAATATTTCAGTGAGATCTCGATATAAAATTTTATTGATAACAGGATAGGCAGATTTTGATAGCATTTTTATATCTGCCCTTCTTGCCAATCTTATTGCAGCAGGTTTGTTTATATATTGTTCTGTTTCCATTTTTCTGATTTTTGGGGTTCCCTTAAATGTTTTTATTAATCTTCCTCTATAATTATCAATTTATTAGGTGTAAAATACTCTCTAATTTTTTCTATAGAAATGATAATATTATTTATTGCTACAAATTCCTCTAATTTTTCATAATTTGGAGTCCCTGTATATGGGATTTGTATTTTTTTCCCTACAGGATTATTAAATAAAACTCGGCCTCTTTTATAATTTAAAATGGTTACATCTATTTCCTTTTTCTTTTCAATGGTTTCTATATCCCCATGCTCTGTGACTAATTTAAAAGCGTTTGCAGGCCCGATCCCCTTTATATTCTTATTATAATCGGTTCCACACATTATACAAAAATCTACAAAATTTCTCCTTGTAAAATTCATTTCAGATAATAATACTTTATTTTCTATCATTAAACATGTTTCCGCACGAGTATCAATAGAAAAGAGAAAATTAGGAGTACCATATACCATTATATCAGTATCTTCTGATAAAACTCCAAATACCTTGTTATCGATACATAATTTAGAGCACATTGCTTCAGCTTCTTGAGGTGCAGTACAAAAAGGGATTTTCAATATAGTAAATAACCTCTTGGTCATATTAATCTCTTTTTCAGTAATTTCTGGGGTATTTTGATTTTTATATTTAGTAATGGCCTTTTCTATCAAGGGAAAATCATATCCTCCTATCAACAATCTCTTGCCATATTTTACGTTTTTATTCATAAATTTCTCTAATAATGGGCTTAAATTACCTCCAGATTTTAATGTTTGAAAATCCATTGTCAATTGATCACCTTTTTCCCTTCTCTTTCTTATTCCTTCTCTTCTTTCATGTTGTACTACTCTTTTTTCCTCTGGCGATTTTCCATCATATATAAATATACAATGAATATTATTTTTTCGTAATATCCCTATTAATTGTATAAACATTTCTAGCCATTTACACCTTAAATTATTTTCTTGCTCATCTTTGGCGCACACTGCAATATATTTATAGAGATATACAGAAACATCTATAGCTAATATTTTATAAGCGAATTCTGATAAATGATGACATGTGATAGCATTAGAGTATTTATCACGTATAAATTTTGATAAACCGTGAATTCCCATTTTTTTCTTGATTATTTCCTTTTGATTTCCTTTTTTAAAATTCTTTTTAAAAAATTAGTTTTATTTCCTTTTTTATTCTCTATTTTTATAAATTTCAATGAATAATCTTTTATCAGTATCAGATAACAATATATCATTTCCACAATAAATACACTTATCTGAATATCCCCTTGATGCCAAGCATGAGATATGGGCTCTACATCCACAAGATAAAATATTGACAGAAATATAGCCACAATACCTACAGTATTTTGAAGAGGGTTCTCCTGGAGTAATTTTTTCAGGAGTTTTATATGAAAAATAATAGTATATAGTACCTATAAATTTCAATGCCAATGTTACATAATAAATAATGGTATAATTGTACATTATAATGGAATGTGAAATATTCTATTTAAAATTTCTATGCACTGTTTATTCAATTTTATCATTTTATTTTTATACATTTTTATCAAGCAAGAAATTTTAATCATTGTTATCCCTGTATTATCCTCTATTTCTTGCTGTACATTTTTTGATATAATATCAATGATTTTCCCCTTGGTCATGTTATTTAAATTTAATAGAAAATATGTATAATATTTTGACTTGTATATTCTATTCATTTCAAATAGAGAAATATCTATCCCTGTTTCTTCGTATGTTTCTCTTTTTGCACAGTCAATGGCAGTTTCATCATTTTCATAGCCGCCCTTGGGGAATCCCCAAAAATTTCCGTTTGATTGTACTAATATTAATTCTATTTCTCCAATAATGTTTTCTATATACAAAATAGTACCTGCCTTTTTCCTAAAACTATAAGTCTTTTTTCTGTCTAGATATTTTCTTTTATATAATTTACAACAATTTCCTAGACAAAAAGTTATTTCCATTTTTCCCTTTTTCTCTTTAAAAAATTTAGAATAAAATAATCAAAATATTATAAATATAAAATCCCTTGAATTTTTTAAATAAAAATTTTTTTGAAAAAATTCAAAAAAAATGAGAAAAGGTATATAAATATTTAAAGGATAAAAAAATATAAGAAAATAATGGCACAAAACAAGACTAAATCAAAGGCACCAGCTAAAGCCTCAAAACCAGCACCCAAAACTGCAGCAAAAACTGCTGCCGCTCCAGCTCCTAAAAAGACTGCTTCAAAAAAGAAGCATTCTCAACTGTTTTTACATGTAAAGGAATTCCTCGAGGAAGGAGGCCATAATAAGGCCCTTCAAGCATGGGAAGAACATGAAGCTAATTTAAATAAATTTGTCAAAACCCAGGAAAAGAAATCAGAAGGGAAAAAGGCAAGAGATCCAAATGCTCCCAAGAGACCTAAATCTGCCTACATGATTTTCTGTCAAGAAAATCGTGATAAAATTAAGCAAAAGAATGAAGGTATTTCCACTACTGAAATTATGAAGAAACTTGGTGAGGAATGGGGATTGATCAAGAATAATGAGAAAAAGGTAAAGCCTTATGCTACACAGGCTGCAAAGGAAAAGGAAAAGTATCAAAAGGAAATGGAAAATTATACTCCACCTCCAGGTTTTGGTAAGAAAAAGACACAAAAGCAGAAAAAGGCCCCAACATCCTATATTCTCTTTTGCAAGGATATTCGTCAATCCTTGGTAGATGATGGCTTTGCTCCAAAGGATATTTTAAAGGAATCCGGAAGACAATGGACAGAGCATAAAAATGCGGCTGACAAAGAATATGAAAAGTATGTAAAGTTGGCGGAAGAAGCTAAAAAGAAGTTTGATGAGGAAAACGGTGTCCCTGCAAAGGCTGAAAAGCCTGCCCCTTCAAAGGGCAAGGGAAAGGGAAAAACTGCAATCGTGGTAAAGAGTGAGTCTGAAAGCGAAGATGAGGAAGATATTGAGGAATCAGAGGAGGAGATTGAGGATGATGAATAAATGATAAAAACCCCAAAAAAAACCTAAAATTTATAACGTTATAAATTTTATCAGAAAATAAAGATGAGAGTAATCATTTTATATGTATTAATAATTTTCATTATAGTGATATATTTATTATATAGACCCGATTTCACAAGAGAATTTTATAGAAATGTTTACAATTTTGTTGAAAATAGGGATACTGAAAAGAAAACTGAAAAGGATAGTTCAGAGAAAACCCCCTATAGAGATTATGTACATTTTGTACCAGTGATTTATTATATAAATCTTGATGGAAGACAAGATAGAGAAAAAATGTTATTGGATAACCTAAATCAATACAGATTTAAAAATGTCATTAGATTTCCAGCTGTAAAAAATAAAATAGGAGCATATGGTTGTTTTCAAAGCCATTTAAAGTTGTTGGAATCTATTGATTCCAAAGGTGATTTTGGAGAAAAAAAAGATAATATAATGATAATGGAAGATGATGGATATATCAAGGTAGATGATGCGACTTTAGATGTTCTCATTACAAATTTCACTAGAAAAATTTTAAATTGGGACGTGTTAATGTTGGTATGTAATAAAAGAGATGATTTTCATGGAGAAAAAGTAGATGATAATATATGGAGAGTTTATAGGGCTCGTGTATGTACATGTTATATAGTAAATAAAAATTATATTTCCCGCTTAAAAAATTTTTTGAGAATAGTGAGTGAATATGCCAAAAAATATGGATGGAAAAATATATTTATAATAGATCAAATAACATGGAAATTACAAGAAAAGGATAAATGGTATGCAATATACCCTTTTCCAGCTGGAGTGAGACCTAACTATAGCGATATAGAAAATAAAAATGTAAATTATGATGCGTGTTTTATATAAAAATTGTAAAAAAATTCTACCAATAAATAAATGGAAAAATTTCTGTTATTTTTATATATTATTTTTATAATACCATTAATCATAATTATATTGAGAAAAAATGGGGAAAAACGGTATTATAATTTTCATAATGAAATATATAATGAAAAACCATCCAATCCAAAAATAGCTCTTCATACTATATTTGTACTAAAACAAAATATACCATTTTTAGAGGAATGGATAGAATATCATGAATATATAGGGGTTGATAAAATATATTTATATGATAACTCAAAATCTATAGGAAATAGTGGTTCCAGTAAAGGTATAAATAAATATGGGTTAAATTATAATGATTTAATATCATTGACAGATGATGAAATTTCTAGAGAATTAAATAGGATTTTGCAAAAATATCCTCAAGTAATATATTTAAAATGGGAACCTAGAAATGAAAAAGGAGAAATAATTTATGCTCAAACATTAAATATCAATAAATATAATGAAAAATATGGCCGAGATACTGATTGGACGATATATACCGATATCGATGAATTTCTAGTATCAAAAGAATATACTATTTCTGGTGTGCCAATCAAGGGATTTCTCAAGGATCTATTAAATAAATATAAAAATTATAATAAATTAATGATTACTCAGAAAAAATTTGGGGATAGATTTTGCAATATCCCTAAAAATTTCTATGAAATTATCTCCACTATAAAAAATATAGATACTAAAAAATGGGCACCAAAATCAATAATATATAACAATGCATTTGTATATCTCCCTACAGATAAATTTAGCATTCATGAAATCCCTATAGACAATGAAAAATTAGGAACAATTTATCTTGACCAAGATGTGCTATGTTTTCATCATTATAATGTTAATAAAAAATTGAGGGAATGGATGAAGGATTTTTATAAACAAGATACGTTTGATGTAGGAATAGATAATTCTATAGAAAATTATGGAAAAATTATTTCAACCAAGATTAATGAAAATTTTTTCCATGATATTTCTGGTAAAATATTAAACGATTTTTGTTGAGTAAATACAATATATTTTATAACATTATAAAATAAAAGATGGATAAAAATATCAAGATTTTCATTATAAATCTTGATAAAGATCATGATAGATATATTTCTATAAAAACTCAGCTAGAAAATATGGGTTATGAAAATTATGAGCGAGTATCGGCAATATATGGAAAAGATGTATTGGATGAATATAATACAAAATTATCAGGACCTCAATTAGGTTGCTATCTTTCACATCTCAAGGTATATAAAATGATACTAGACCAAAAATTGGAAAATGCAATAGTTCTCGAGGATGATTCTATAATAACAGAATGGTTGGAAAAATTAGCTAAAATCATAACAGTGAATAATTATGATTTTTGTTGGATAGGAAATTCCAGAGCTAAATGGCCTAGAAATACGTGTAATATTATTCCTGCATACGATTACGATAAAATTGAGAAAAATCGAGTAGGGAAATTTTTATACAAAATTTCAAATGAAATGGTGAGAAATGGTAATTGCCCAATGGGTACCTATGGTTTATTAGTGTCTAAAAAAGGGGCTGAAAAAATAGTAAATGATGATCATAAATTTCTAGTACCTATAGATAATTATTTGATAGAGAAAAAAGATTTAGAAAAATATATGACTATCCCTAGTATAATTATTCACTGTTATGATTTTGGTAGCAATATTTTTGTCAAGGATCAAATTCGAATGGAAAACCCCTTTGATAATATATGGAAAAAATTTCCAGAAATAGAAGAACAAGTATTGGAATTTTTACAATATTTAAATGATATATTTCACAAGCATGGTATAAAACATTCAGTTATAAATAGTATAATGATTGGATATGCTAGACAAGAGAAATTAATACCCTTTGATAATTCATTGGAAATTGCTGTGAATATTACTGATAAAGATAAATTATCTAAAATTTTTGGGGAAAATTATAAAAATGGAAAAATATATGTGGGGAATCCAGAAAATGAAGAGAATGGATATCCCTTTTTCCAAATCCATTATTTTTCAGAGGGTAAAATCGGAAAAATAAATGTAGGAAATTTAGGGAATATTATAGCTGTAAAAATGGGATCATACAATTCCGATAAAAAATATACTGTAAATATATTTGAAAATTATATTTCTATTCTAGATAAATCTAACCCAGAATGGAAATATAAATGTATTAGTAAAGATCATGATTATATGACAGGGAAAAAATCTGACTCTGTATATAGCTTTAATTGTGATAATGTTTTACCTGGATATTATCAGGAAAAACAAGAGAATAACCAATCGTATCCCCATTATTCTAAAAAGAGAAATTATAGTAAATTTTACATGATATTAATAGGGATTATATTGTTGTATACAGTAATGATAATATATTTTTCTATGAAATCTATAAAATATTTTAAAGGGAAATTATAAAGAAAAAAGGAAGAAAAAAAAAATAAAATTAATTATTTTTTTACTAAGTTAAACCAAAAATTTTAAAAATGGAAACCCTTCAAAAAAATGCAAGAATATTAACTATTGGTGACGTTCATTTCAAAACAAGTAATATTCCATTGGTAAATATATTCATAGAAAAAGTCAAGGAATTGCTAGAAAATTATAAAGAGAATAATATACTTCCAGATAAAATAGTAGTTTTGGGAGATGTACTTGATACACATGAAAAATTAAACACATTTCCCTTTAACAAGGCTTGCCAATTTTTTGATCTTTTACGGGGATATTCACCGTTATATGTGCTCGTAGGAAATCATGACATGTGCGTGACTCCATGGTCAATGGTTCAAATGTTTTCGGGGAGAATAAAGCCTGCTTGGCAAATAAAAGTTGGAGATATTCTCCAAGGGGATTTACCAACATCAAATAGAACAGTATTAAATACATATAAAGGTAATGGAAAAATGTATAAAATAAATAATATAGATTTTGATACAAATTATATAGTTTCTGAAAATCATTTACTCGTATTAGTAAGGCATATTCTCTTGCATTTTTATAATGGGGAATGTTATCTAGAATGGTTAGATGAAAATTTCATTTTACATTTTGAGAGAATGGCCCAAGTTCCTAGAAAAATTAGAGAAAGCCTTTTTCCCGGAGAAAAAATGTATATAGAAATACCTGTTAATAAATATATAAATTTACCAGAAAATATAAAGGAGAGATTGTACGGAGTAAAATTAAACCCAAATATGCTTGTTGGGAGAAGATGTCTCATGAATGTCAGTAGAATCACTATAAATTATATAGGATATACAGATTATATAGGATTTACAGTAGATGGAAACAATAAATTTTTGTTAGCTAATGGCACTCTTTGTCATAATAGTAGCAATCAAAATTTTTTAAATGAAAATCACTGGATGAATGTGTTTAAAAAATGGGATAATGTAGTCATATGTGATAATGTGATAAAACATGATAATCTAGTTTTTTGTCCGTATGTACCTCCTGGAAAATTTATAGATGCATTAAATACCGTAAATGATTGGGATTCTGCTGATTGTATATTTGCCCATCAAGAGTTTAGAAATTGTAAGATGGGTGCTATAGAGTCAAAAGATGGGGATATCTATTCTGAAGATTTACCCATGGTAATTTCAGGACATATTCATGGAAAAGATAGATTGGCTAAAAATATTTATTATACTGGATGTGCTTTACCATTATCTGATAATGATAGAAATACAATAGCCATGATAACTGTGGGGAATTCTGGCGAAATTGATATTTCTGAAATTGACTTGAAATTACCACGAAAAGAAATAATATATTCTGATATGAAAAATTTGAGAAGGGATATCAGAAAAAAAATTAATACAATGGATACTCAGGAATTGTTAAATGGATTATGTAGATTAAGTATAAGCGGAAGTTATGAAGAATTTAAAACATTCAAAACAAGTAGAAAATATAGAGAATTAATAGAAAAAGGAGTAAAGGTAAAATATTTAGAAAAGAAAAGCGAAAATAATTATAGGGATATTCAGCCTAAAAATCATGTTAATTTCAAATCGACATTGTGGGATCTAGTAAAAAAGGAAAATGATCCATTTTTAGAGAATGTATATCATAAAGTAATTATGCAATGAATAATCTATTTAAAATTTTATAATGTTATAAAATTAATAATAAAAAATGTTTAAATAAAATAATTTCAGTGAAAACCTATAAATAAATAATAAATTCTAAAAATGTCTGAAGATATGGATGATATATACAAGAAATTATGTAGTAAAGCCGGTGTGGATAATAATTTTAGCTTTGGTGATGACTATCTATCCAATGGGAAAAATAGAGGAGATTCTGATGAAGTATTCAAGTTTAAAATGTGGTATATTTATATAGTTTTTCCATTACTAGTATTTATTATTTTATGGTTTAATAAACCATGCTTTGTCTCTGATACATTATATGATACCACTGGAAAAGAAGTTAAAAAGGTAAATTTTAGCAAGGCATTAGTATATAGCTTTATATTGGGGATTATAATAGATTTGGGTGTATACGGAATGTTCCTTAGAAAATGCAAATAAAAATAATATTTTATATATTTATAAAATTACCAAAAAAGAAAATGCTACTAAATTTACCATTTGAAATTTTAAAGCAAATCATGGATTTTCTAGATAAATCTTCTGTGTTGAAATTGATAAAGGTTATACCAGAATTAAAGTCATTTTACAAGGATTGGATGAAATCACATTTACATAGAGTTTATATGAAAAATTGTAATGGTGTATATAAATGGAAAATTAAATATATTTTACAATAAAATATTTAAGGGGAAAAAAGGAAGAAAAAAGTGAAATGTCAAATCTCAAAAAAGATCTAGAAATTATAGAACAAGAATACAAACGAAAATTAGAAGTATATAATTCTGAACATTCCAAGGAACAAAATATCAGGGGTAAAAAATTGAGAGAAACAAGGGAAAAATTATTTGAATTGGAAAAGAAAATTAGAGAGGAAAAAGCCCATAAAGAACGATATGAAAAAAAGGAAGAAATCCTCCCTATAATCTCTAAATATCAATCAAGGATAAATGATCTGAAAAATATAAGAAATAGTGTAAATGATGCCATTAAAAAATGTAGCAATGATACACTAGAATATTTATATATTAAATCTAAAGAAAAAAAGGAAAAGAAATCCTGTAAATTTCAAAATAATCTGGCCATAAACAAATGTGATATAGATTCCTGTATCAAATCAGAGGAATATAGCCTAGATACATGTAGGAGAGATTATACCACATTACAGAGCAGAATCCCATTATCAGATGAACAGTTAGAAATAATGGAAACTGACTTGCAAAAAATGTTTAATGAAATAGCGGAAATTATCCCTGGTTATGATAAGAAAACATGTGAAGTATGTAGAGATCCATTAGAATATAATAAATATGGTCAAGCCATAGATCATATAACGGATAGAGACCATGACTATTATTGGTGCTCTTATAAATACAAGAGGTAATTCTGAAAGTTTTCCTAATTTTATAGTGTTATAAAATTATATTAAAATTTCCTAATTTACAGTCCAATATTTATTATATAGTAAATGTATAGTATCTTTATCATATTTTGACGCTATATCAAATTTTCTATAAAGAATAGATAAAACATACAGACTCATAAAAATAGTAATGAATATAATACAAAATAATAATCCTGTATATTTATAATTTTTTGGAGGTTTTCCAGCCAAGAATATAACAGAAATCACAGTTGATAATATCAAGGAAAATAGCAGTGTATATTCTAGTTTCATTTTTATTTAAGGTTTGAATAAAATAGTTAAAATATAACAATGGAAAGACCCTTGCCATTTTCAGTAAATAAAAAAGTATCCCTAGATATTATTAGGGATTTATCCAAAAAATTATTGGTGGAAAAAGGTATAAATATAGTGGATATTAACGAAAAGCATGGAAAAAAGAATGACAGTAAATACTGTTTAAACTATAAAATGGAGGACCAAAATCATCCATCAAAAGCTGTTAGTTTTACGCATAAATTAAATGTTATAGAACTTGACATTAGTGAAATAATGACCAAAGAATTAGGAAATGTAATAGATAATTATTATAGTCAAATATTAAATACAAAAATAGAGGAATATACTGACTGTGATAATCCTAATCTCCAATATATTGTTTCCAGTGAGGTAGAAATATATAATTGTACAACAGATGGAAATACTATAGATTTTGAAGCTTATTTATATGATGTTGCAGATTGTGATATTTCCTATCCTTCTTTCACATATGATGAAACCTTGAAATGCTGGATAATAAGGGATAGTTTTTGGGATGCAGAAAATGGTATTGATTGTAACGGAAATATAGTCATTCTAGATTTTAGCGAATATTTCGAGTAATTTATTCATAATCAAAAATTATTTATAAACATATAAATAAAAGAAACATGGAAAAAAATGAGAAAATAATCACCCTTACCGAAAGTGAATTTAATAGAATTTGCAAGGGAGGTGATACATCCACCATATTTACACCTGAAGAATTTAGTGAAAGTGTCTCTATAAAAATAGCCAATTCTAGACTAGATATTCTCCAAGGAGGTCAAAAAATATTAGAAAATGCTGATTCTAATGATTCTGATTTCAAAACAGATTTTGAAAAGGTAAAAAATGAATATCTCAATATATTAAAAAATAGGCCTGAACAGTCAAAATATATATTTAATATATTGGAATATTTAGGGGAAATAGACTCTGTATCTTTTCTATTGCTTGGAGAGATTAACAATGTATTGGAAAATTATTCACCTCAAGGCCCCTCATCAGAGCAAGTAAATGATATAGCAAATTTAATGATTAGTATCGAAGTATTCGTGAAATATATACAAGAATTTGCAAAGGGATATCGAGCAAGTTTTTCTGATCCAAATTTTGATTTTCGTATATTAGATTCTACTGCTATAAATCTGAGAAATTCCATATGTAATGTTATACAAGAATTACTAGAGATTAATCCTGAAATCAAACAGTCAGAAATTTTTAGATTTTTAGATGCGAAATTTTGCCCAGATTCATTTTCAGCCTATAAAACAAGGTTAGAAAATCAGTCTTTTTGGCAAAAAATAAAGGGTAAAGTAAGAGATATTTCAAGAGCAATTTACTCTCATGGAATAACCCATTCAATCTATGGTCTATGGCAAAATACATTTACAAAAAAATTGGCTGAAACAATAAATTTTTTAAATAGAAATTATTATACAATATATTTCGTATTAGTTTTCACCAGCAATCTAGGTATTTCTGAAATTAAAAATTTGGTATCAATGAAATATGATTTTATCGATATATTAATGGTATTGGGAAATGCAGCATGTTTGACTGTAAAAGACCCATTGGTATTAGGAGGTATAGTAAAATGGCTATCCCAAAAATTATTGGCAACCACAACATTTAACGTATTATCAGATAAGATATATAAATCATTTGGAATTATCTTGGGAAATGCCGTAGCATATTTAGGCCCTGTATTTCTATCAAATAGAATAAAAAATACCATTGAATATTTTATCAATTTAGCTTGTTATCTTTCCACTACAACAACAGGAATAGCAATTAGGTTGGGAAAATATGCATATTCAGGAGCGAGTAGAATTGTCAGTGTGTTGTATACCGAATTGAAAAATGTTGATAGTATTAATACATTAGGGATAGCTCTTGAAAATTGGTGGGGAATAATATCTACAGAAGGTACAGCCGAAATATCAAGAATGTTTGTAGATATTCTTGGAGGAGGGTTAAAGGGGATTCTCGAATATTTTTATAATTTATCAGTAAATACAGTGAAAAATGTTTCTGAAAGGGTTTCAGAGGGATATAAAGATATATCCAAGGGGGTGTCAGAATCTCTACAATTTTCTTGGAAATTTACAAATACAAAATTTAATGATATTTATTCATATCTCTCTAGTTTTGTCAAGGCAGAAAAATCAAGAGGAAAAGGTATTCCCTTTTATGGAATTTCATCTAGAGAATTTTTCACGGGAATCTGTTTATCATCAGATTGTATACCACAGGAAAACATGTTTGAAATGGGGCAACGATTACTAAAAAAATATTCAGCAGAATTGGCTCAAATTATACAGTCTATAAATAATTATGGTTTGGTATGCAGTAATTATCTATCAAATTATCTATCAGAAATAGTATCTGGATTCAATACAATTTTCAAAACTTGTATAAATAAATTCTATGAATTTTTAGAGCTGATAAAGGCTGTATTAGGATTATTTTATTTTACCACTGAATCTTACAAGGAAATAAGATATGGAAATTCAGTAGGAGTTATAGATGAATTAGAGAGCAAGGTGATTGAGTTACAGAGAAAGGAAAATTACAAGGAAACACAATTAAAGGTTAAAAACCTATTGTTAGCGAGCAGGAAAAGAAAGAGGTTTTAACTGAAAAATTGTTATTTTTATATTCATTATAAAAATTATTGAAAATAATTATCTTGATTCTGTAAACCTAATATAAAGCATATCTTCAAAATCCTTTGCTCCACATTCCTTTAATACCTCTTCAAATGTCTTGCTATTTTCATCATAATAATTTGGGTCTTTTGCGGCTTGTTCCTTGCGTTTCTTGGCAATTTTTCTCAATTCTGGTATTACACTCTGATATCTTGGCTTTGGTTCTTGGGTATATCCAGGGGTAAACATGATTTTACCCAATTCATCTATAACCTCATCTATAATCGGTAAAGGTATAAAATTAATGCTTCTAGTAGAATAACAATATCCACAATCAATGTCAGATTTTAGAGCCTCTAGGCAAACTTGCTTTGTACGGAATATATATCCGATCCATCGTAAATGTTGGTTATGTTTTACACTATCCAAGGCTTCTTGAACTAGAGAATTATATTTATGCCTCAATTCTGCTTTGCCTGGTTTATCAAGTGTGATATCTCCCATTTTATCTTTTTTTCTACCAATTTTTTCTTTAATTCAATTTTATATTAAATATAAAATGATTGGGGTTCTTTAATGATTCTTAATAAATTCTCGAATAAAAATAGCATATATAATCCATCATCCAATCTCTAGTGATTTTCTCTGATAATATTTTATATGCTTGGTCATTTACTATTTTAGGCACAGAATATATCACTGTTTCTTTTCCCATGAATAAATGCATTTTTTTGATATAATATAATTTTTCTTCTTGATAATACAATTTATGAGTATATTTTATATGCGGTTTTGTGGCTTTTATTTTTAAATGATTTCCCTTTCCAGGTCCTCCATTTATAAATTCCTTGATAATGTACTCTATCAAAAATATTATAAATTCATTGTCTTTTATCCCGGAAAATCCATTTATATTTCTAGTATTATATATTTCCCCAAATGCAGTATCGGTATGAGTTTCCCATTTGGTTTCAAAGGGAAAACCACTCACTAATGATTTGGTTATATTTTTTTCTATAATTTCATAGCAGTCCTCTGCTAATTCTATAGGTGTTCGTATATATCCTTTCATTTTTGTAATTCACGATTAGGTATTTATACCTTTACCTAGATTTTATATTCAGTTTTATCCAGGTTAATCTCTATATGAATATTCCATGAAATATTGTATAATCTCTGTATAATTATATTTCTTGGCTATGGCCATTGCTTGCACGGTGATTTCAGCACCATATAATACTAGGTATCTTACTACAGGTAAATGACCTCCAGTACATGCCCATTCCAAAGCTTTATCACATATCTCTACTCCTTTTTGTACTAGATAATCTACCACATTTAAATGACCAAAAGCACAAGCATATTCTAAAGGGATATCATCTCTGGCTCTGATATTAGCTCCTTTTTTTCTCAGATATTTTACAGTTTTTAATTGACCATGTTGACAGGCAGTTATTATATTGTCATCTGTAATTATATTAACACCCATTTTTTCTATATATTTTATTATTTTTAAACGACCATGTTCGCAAGCCAAAGATGATACAAGTTTATCCTGGATTAAATTTTCATTAATATTAAACCAATATTTCACTCCATGAATATCTCCATATTTTACTAGTTTAAAAATGCATGTTATATACCAATATTTTTTTATACGATTTTTATTGAGAATATATAGGAAATTATCAATTGGGGGTTTTCCTATACAAATTTTAACTAGTTTTCTACAATCTATTTTTTTGCATATTAAATCTGTTAATTCTAATGGAAACATTTTATATATTTATAAAATGGGTTTTTTATTTGATTTTATCTTGATTGAATTTCTCTAAATATTTCTTTTTTTCCTCTTCTAAATATTTCATTATACGATAATAATAATTTTCTCTAGCCAATGATATCAACTTGTCAAAATTAATTTCTCCACCTTTTTCAATGATTAATGGAAGAATATATTTTATCACTTTTGATTGACCAAATGAGCTTATTCTTTTTAAAATTGTATTTTCTTGAGCACAAGGATCCGCTCCCAAAGATATCAGGTATTTCATTATATCTAATCGGTTATAATTAGATGCAGATATCAAAGGTTGATCGTTATTAGCTCTTGGATTTGCTCCATTTTTAACAAAATATTTTACATTTTCTAAACTATAATTACTGGCTATTATTATAGCATCATCAGAGTATGGTATAATAGCTCCTATTTCCACCATATATTTTACTATTTCCAAATCTTCGCATTTAGATATCGAAAATATAATATTATGATTTGTTTTAGGTTTATAACCCAATGATATATAGTATTTTAATATTTCTAATTGTTCTCTTTGAAATGAATATCTACATGCTATAGTTTCAAATTGAGTACTGATATCAGCACCTATAGATACTAGATATTTTATCATTTCTAAACCTGAAAATTTGCATGCAACAGTTATTGCAAGATAGTTATAGTCCGAAATAAAGGTATCTGTTTGCAGATATTTTACTCCAGAAATATCATTGAATTTTATCATTTCATAGATACCCATTTCTCTCCAATATTTTTTTATACGATTTTCATTGAGATTATATAGAGAATTATTGGAGGGGGTTTCTGATAAATTTTCTGCAGAAAATTTATCAGAATTTTGAATACAAATTTGGACTAATTTTCTACGATCCATTTTGTCGCAGATTAAATCTGTTAATTCTAATGGAAACTCAAATGGTAAATCCAAGGATATTTCATTAATCATTTTTTATATTATTAAATATATAAAAAATATAGAATTTTAAATAGTTTTATTTTCCAATATTTTCTCACCATTACATATTCTCCTATGAACCTGCTTTATATTTACCAATTGACTTGTAATAGTATCGAAATATAAACCATGATTCATGGAATAATAGAATTTCATTTGCCAATTGCAGTCCTTACATTTTATATATTTTTCTCCTATTATTCTGCCATCTTTTTCAAGAGAATCTTCCCAATTTTCATTCCAATTCTCAGGCAATGTATTATGACATTCATCAAAATGTTGTATTTTCCTATCAAAAATTTCTGCCTCTAATTTATTAAATGCGTAGCCTGCATCATTCCAGCGCCATTTATATGGTTTTTTCAAGACATTTTTTTCTGTTATAGTAAATGTATTTTTTAGCGAAAAACTATATTTACATTTAATACATTTAAAAATATGATTCACATGCTCTGGGTGATATATATTCGTTACATCCCACATATTTTTCCCCATGATTAAATCATCTATAGGATGTAAATAATATTCTCCAGAATCATCATTCCAATTCTCAGATTTTACATTATTTAAATCTCGCAAAAAATTATCTAATAATCCACACTGACCTATATTAAGGTTTTCATGATCTGCATTTTCCTCAGGTGTATAACTATAACAAATTAGATTTTTAAATGATGCCATTTTTTCTGGAAAAATTTTCTATTATTCTTTTCTATTATTTTTTCTCAACCAATTCTTAAAATATCTATTTTCAAGATATAATAAATGAACATTACTGTATTAGTGGTAATTGTAGTGGTATTATTTCTCATACTGACTATATCATATTTTCAGGTGAGAGATTACTATACTCAAATGGATCCAATGATACAGAAATTACAGGGAATAATAAATAACCTTGTTCCAGGGATAAATAGCAAGATAAAAATATTCAAGGGAAATAAATCATATACCATTAATAAAAAAACAGTATATCTGTGTCTAGAGGATCAAAATGGAAATTACTATAATTTAAATATCCTAGTATATGTGCTATTACATGAGATTAGCCATGTTCTATGTAAATCTATAGGGCATAATGAAGAATTTCAAAGCATATTTGATAAATTATTAAGCAAAGCAGAAGAAAAGGGATATTATGATCCCTCTCAAAAAATCCCTAATGATTACTGTAATTATAATACTGAATAATTATTTGGTATAAATGATTTAAATTAACAAAATTAAAGAAAAAAAATGATCAATGAAATACCTCTCGAATTAATAGATTTTATATATGAAAAAATCAATAGAACAAAATTGGCCGAAATTTGTAATGAAAAATATTTTATTTATACTTTTAATGAAAATCGTATAAAAAAATATTGGAATAAATCAGGTCTTTATAAGCTTATTAAATATAATGATATTCCCGGTGTGAAATTTTTATTAAAATCAAGAGAAAATATTGAACATACCAATGAAAATATTTCTAGAGAAAAAAGATATAAATTGGTAGAGAAAATATGTGAGAATAAACAATTGGAAATAATTAAAATGATAACCAATACATGTGGTCTCTCTACATTTAATAATATTTTTAACACATTTCACGTAGCAACAATCAAAGGATATTTAGAATTGGCTTATTGGATAGCAAAAGAATTGGGAAAAAATATTAATCCTGATTGGATGGAAAAAATATGTGATTCTGTAACAATAAAAAAGGTTAAATTTTTAAACACAATTTATAATGAAAATTTTCAAACATTTTACCCTGAAAAAATAAATAGTGAAAAGGATATCATCACATATAAATTTACAATAAATGGCTGGCCTGAAAATATATGGATTGTTGGTGATTATTTTACTGGATCAAAAAATTACATGAAATATATTGACAAAATATATATTCTTGGCGATGGAGGTTTAATTTTACATTTTTGGCCAGGTGATTATCTATTATCGTGTTATTTAGAAAATAACACGATAAATTTACCAATATTTCCATGGATAATTTCTGCAGAAATTATAGTAGTAATGGTAGAA